GCTAGGATCGAATAAACCATAATTCAAAGATTCTTCGATGCTTGAGATTTGGTTGAACTCTAGGAACTCTTTGCTGATATTCAAAGGTTCACCTAATAGGTGATGTTTGATGATGTTCTCATAATCGCTTCTAAAGTGATCTTGTTCGTAATCAGTAAACGACAACATCAAGATTCCGCTTTCGCGGAAAGCCTTGAATTTTTCGAAATGCCATTCCGGTGTTTTTGGATCACCTTTTGCGGCTTTATTCACCGAATGGTGGGCTCTACCGTTAATCTCAATACCTAGATTGAGACTTGGGATATATGCATCCAGCTCGTAATATTCGTTATTTGCGTTACGAACTTGATGAGCTTTCTTAGCACGATGAATATACTCGATTTCCAACGAATCTAAAAGATTACATAACTTCACTTCAGTGAGATAGTTCGTAGGTTGTTTAATTCCGAATTCTTTGAGATGGTAGTAGGCTTGTCCTGGGCTATAATTTTCTGTAACATATTCTATAATTTCTGCAGGATCCGCGTTGGGATCATCCCTAAATTCCCGAATCTTAGAAAATCTTGGATCTTTTTGGTCCATTATCTCGCGAAATTTTTCAGATTGTACGAAACTCTCCGCCCCGCAAGATTCAAGCAAGGAAGTTTTGATATTCTCCCGTACTTCCGGTATTGACGTTATCCAAACACCTTCTTCCAATTCGAAGTTGTTTTTCCAAGTGGTCATAGCTTTAGCGCGGCATTCTGGATCTTGCATATTGTGTTCTACTTTATACTTATCCAACATGGTAACCCGTCTTTGTTCTTTGAATTTCGCAGATTTGAAGTAATTATCCACTTCAAATTTTCGAAGGCAAGTTTGGCGACCTAGCTCGATCACATCCGGGTTTTGTGTGGGAGCCTTACATCCGTAGAAATGCATATTAGTACCCGCCGTACGCATCTGAATTCGCTCACCGTATAATTCCTGCGTTTCTTTTCTTGTTAGAAGTTTAAATCCACATTGCTTAATGGCTTGCATCAAGCCTTCCAACTTGCTAAAACCGAAGACTTCAAAGTAACCCGTAAGATATAGGTTGCCTGAATAGTAGAGGTTATGAACTACTGAAATGAGATCCTTGTTATATCGTTGGCCCCTCGTTGTTGGTATGGGTTCTTTTCGGTAATCCCCAGTTTTCAAAGAAATCTTGTAATTATTCGCTAACGCGAACTCCAACAATTCTTTGGTGATTGGGATGTTCTCAGAAATTAAATTCCCTCGTTCCTTCAACATTTATGCTCCTTATTGTGTGTTATTGGTCTAATCGAAATCGGCTATAGGGTATCGACTATAAAGTGAATCAAAACCGCCAATGAAAACTTCGTTTCCTTTAGCACCCATCAAAATTACCGGGACTGTGCGAACTGGATGATTTGCTACTTTTGATAGCTCTTCAGCCGTCCAGCCCAATTCCTGATAGTTGATGTATTGCACGTCGCGGAAGTAACCTTGTTCTTCCAACATGCTGGCTAATTTTTTGGCTTTTTCACAATATGGGCAACCTGGACGACCGTAAATTACTAATGACATTGAATATTTCCTTCTTTAAGTAAAAAAATTGTGGTATATTTATAAAATCTGCATCTTCGCTTCAATTCCTAACGAGTTTCTTGCGAGGAATCGCGCGATGTGACCAATGCAATCTATTTGATCCCGGAACTCTTTAATAGGCGAAAGCACTTTCCCACCGGGGAATTCTGGTGAACTGAATTCTTGGTAAATGATGTAACTTGGATGAATCTTACCAGAAGGTTTCACCCAAAATAAAGTGTTGTTTTCTGTTCTACGAGGATCGTAGAATCTTAGATCGCTGTTGGGGAAGATCTCATCAACCTCCGCTTCGATGTATTCCGCATATTCTGTCATATTTGCTCCTATGTTAAATTCGGCTAACCCAAAACTTTATCAGTTAATACCATAAAATTGCAAGATTTCGCTTTCGCGAAGTTTCTTGCGGCTTCCCATTTCGCTTGGTTTACCAAATAGGTGTTGAGCTTAGCCCCGTAACGCTTATCGTTCTTCCTAGGCATTTTGGTTTCACTAGAAGATTTGATCTCTACAATGAAAATGTCCCCGGTAGTAAACTTCAACCAAATATCCGGGAAGTATCGATGGACCTTCCCGTCTACGGGACTCAAATAGGGAATGTGAAATGGTTCTAAACTCCACTCCTCAATCTTTGGGTTATGGTCACAGTATTTGAAAGCTTTGAGTTCTAACCCAGATTTGTAAAGAACACAGAGATTACCTTCTATAATCTTCGTGCTCTTCATATGATCATCTATCGGCAACTTAAACTTTGCAGGATGAGTTAACCGATAGTATCCTTGCTTAGGTTTCTTCATTTGAATAATAATAATATCAGATTTCATTTAAAATGTCTACTAAATCTTTCAAACTAATACCAAATTCTTGGGTATTTTGTTTCTTACATTTAGCACATTTAAACTTAGTTTCGAAAAGAACACCAAACATCTTCTCCCCGAATAACTTCGCTACCGCGAGGAAGTCGACTAATCGCATTTTTAGAATATCGAAATCATCACCTTGATTGTGGGCATCCAACCACTGTAACATAAACATTCCGATACTAGCGGTCGGAGAATCGATATGGCCAACATCTTGGATTATTTCGGGACGAACAAATTCGAAGATGTAATGCTTACCATCTTTTCCAGTATATTCGATAAAGAATCGCTCTTTTGAACTAGAGGAAGTTTTCATTACTTTGGCTAATTCAACGGCGATTGGATTTTCGTGACCGCAATGCTCACATTCGAAATTTAGCGGAGCTACCACTTCGAGATCTTGCATAGCGTTCAACAAAACATAGATTTGTTCCGGTTGGGATAATCTCTTGCCTTCTTCTCCGAAGACTTTAGCAATCAAAGATTCTTCCGTAAACGGTTCATTACCTTTAGAAATGAAAAATCCAAGGTCCAATTCAAATTTCGGTAACTGAAACTCTACATCTGGTGGTAATTTCGTTTCTTTTGGTTTAGATTCTTCGGCAACCGGAGCAGTCGCTTTAGCGAAATCTCCCAATCTTGCGGGTTTGACCTTCTCAGTCATTTTATAATCTCCTAAAATTCTAATGATATGGTTTAACTAAATTCAAAGTAAGTAACATATTAGGTCCAGCAATACTTAATTTTGAACTCCAAATTAGGAACAATCCGGATTGCCAGAAATCCCCTTGAGCTGGTAGATTTGGATCTTCTACTCGGGCATTCTCAAAGTAACTTACCGGGATAGCAGTCATCGGAACCACCGCTTTTGCAGATCCTGGGATCACTATCGTAATAGGAACTAACTTAATCTTAGTCGCATAGCTTTGCTGCATACGATAGTACATATAACGCGGATGCGTAATATTTTGGGTGACCAAATTCCACGGAGCTCCGTATTCTGCGCTTGGCGTTTCATTCTGTTTAATCAAACCATCCGATACTGGGTATGGATTGATCACCGCAGAATCAAAATAAACACCAGGATAAGTTTCCGCTTTGGTTAAACCGATATCATTAGGATCAACCGCTTCCCCGGAAGTCTCTGTCCATTTGAAAGGTTTCTTAACTGCGGTGTAATACGTATGCTCTTTCTTCGCTTCTGTACTCAAATCTGGGTTAATCTCACCCCCAAAGTCTTGAATTTTCCAAGGCAGGTCACTATCAATTTGTTTACCGAAGGTAAATGTATGTTGTTGCCAACCCTTATTGGTAGTGTCAAATTTCGCATAGATGTTATCTTGCACGTAATCTGGATAGTTTTGGCTAATTGCATCCAAGTGAACAATGTCACTCCAGTTAACTGCTACAATACCACCGTCTTGAGGATTGGCATACAACAAGAAATTGTCCTTTGCCAGTTCTTCAACTAGGTAACTCAAAGTTGGACCATTGATTGGAGTACAAAAATTCTCCCAGAATACTCCGCGCTCACTAGTAGGGACGCCAGAATAAGCTTTGAATGGGATGTTATGAGCTTTGAAGAACTCTTCTGTAATTTCCAAGATGGTTTTCTTCTCAAAGCATTTCCACCAGATCACTTTATGCAGGTGAACCCAGTGCTCTTTATCAAAACCTAAGGTTACCATTGTGGTTTTCTTACCGTGCTGGTGAGTCATTGAGGTGATGACACCGGTATACGGGCGCTCTCCGGATTTGAAATCCTGTAGCATAAACACAATCTTTTTGCCTACTGGATTGAATTGCATCCCGGTAGCATCCAAAGTACGGAAAGCTTGTGAGGTAATGGTAATCTGCCCAGGTTCCCCAAGAATTCCGACCCCGGAAAATAGGGAAGTTTGGATGATGTGGTCGACAATGATTGGTTTATCATTGATTTCGACCCCAAAGAAATCCGCCTTCCCATGTAATGTTTGAACAATTGACATCTAATATGCTCCGTTAATAAGAGAATTAATTATATGTAATGTTAGATTTCTTAACAAAGATTTCCACGATGTCATTGTTAGTTGGGATATTCGCGTAAGCGAAACCATCCTTACGCCAAGTGCAAGAAAGATATTCGCTTGGGGTGATAATAAAACCATCGTAACGATACTCCGCATTTTCCAAAACTCGAGAAATTACCGCAATTCGACCATCGCGAAGTTTTACCAAATCGAAAGGTTTGCGATCATTCCAATACCAAGTATCGTACGGGACAGAAACAAAATCTAAACGTTCTGGTTCTTTATGCAACAAACGATCTTTCAAATTATAATACGCCCAATCCGGGTAACCATCTTCACTGTAATTAGTAATCACATTGTTGGCTGGATCTAACACAAATATTCCGTTTTGCGCAATATCGACGACCATTGCGTCCCGCAATTCATCTTTCTCGGTGTTGTAGATTGGATAGATTTGAAATTTTAAGTATTCTTTAGTTTCGAGTGTTTCGATGTTTTCAGTTAGTTCGGTCATAAGGTGCTCCTGCTGTATGTTAGATCAATAGAGATTCATTAGTCGAAAGTTTCGACTAATAGCGATTCATTGATCGTAAAACGATCAATAGATATTTTTAATTAGATGTATTATAATATACTTCATTACATTAATCAACTTACAATTTATAGGAGTAAGAAATGCCATCAAGCACTAATTCTAACGTAGCGGCAAACACCGGAAATACTAATACCGGAAACACCAATTCCGGAAACGCAGGGGGCAAAGCCGATAAGCAGGTAATGGATGATAAAGTCAAAGAAGCTTTTGAATTCGCCGCTAAAGAACTCGGAATGAAAATCAAATTCGAAGGGGTCTACGTAGTCATCGATTCCGAATGTCCTCCAGGAACGGAAGATCAACTCAAAAAAGCCGAGGAAGAGTGTAAGGAAGCTGAGGAGGCTACCGGAAACGCTTAAACTATTAAGGTTTGTAAAATCTCCAAAATCTTCGCTTATGCGATAACTTGGAGATTTTTTATTTTGAACCTTCAAAGTTTCGGTAACCAAAACTCATCAACTCTGTTTTCAAAAGTTATTTCAAGCATAAAAAAATCTCCAAAATTTAGCATTCGCGATAAATTGGAGATTGTTTTATTATAATAAAGTACTATTTTTACTTCTTTACTTTTCACATAACCAACGTTTAGCGGCTACCGCGGCCATATCGTAATAACTGTTACCGGTTACCCCGTTGCCATCCACATTGGTTAATTTCTTAGAACCCGCTGGGCCTAATAAGTGCGCCGCGGCGACTGCACCAAATTTATCCTTGATGTCTTTTGCTCCGGTATATCGACTACCTAATTGTCTAATTTGACTGTTAGTATAAGCTGCCCAAGCATTGTGCTGCAATTGGCGATCTGCCAAGAATTTCGATTTTGATAAACCATTATTCCAGTTTGCAGGATTTTCTAAACCTCTGTTGCTAGTACCTCGTTTAACTAACCCAGCTTCAACCAATGCGGCAGCACCCATTTGGAACTCCCCCAAATATCCGTCCGGAATGACCACCCAG